GACCACCTGCATCTGGACTGGTGGTTCAGGTTCGTGCTCAGTGACCAGATGCTCGAAGTGCATGATTTGGTTTGCCCACATGTCGTGAAATGGACTAAACTGAGAGTTGTCTAATGTCCCATCTATCGTCTGAAAGCTTAGTTGTATCGGGAGGCCAGTTTGCGAAAACAACCAGGTGTTGTCTTCCGCATATGAGTGTGGTACTCTCATACTTGTTGGAGACCACCAGTCCATCTTTAATCTGCTCGAGGATGTCATAGTTGACGTATTCCTTGCCCGATCTCGTGAAGTCGAAGATGGCAATTCGCGATCCATGATGCGATGAAAGATGTTCTTTGAAGGCGTACGCGACATCCGTCGTTTTGCCCCCCCGTGAATAGAAGGCGCCCTGTCTTGCCCAGTGTGCTGCGATTGTTGATTTGCCTGCCCCCCCAGCTGGATCAGCGTACCAAAGTATGGTGCGTTCGGGGACTGAATTGTGTAGGGTGAGCTCGAGCTCACGCTGCCATGGGTGTAAGTCATGGGGGAAAGGTTGAGAACGTTGATCTCGCTCTCGTGCAATCCGTCGGCATTGAGATATGAACCGAGGGTATCTTGCCACGATCCATGGATGTTTATCGAGTAGTTGGGCGTCTGTTTGCCCCATAAGAATGTCATCTCTCGCGGCAATAAGATCTGTTCGAGTGCCTGTAGGGTTGCGGCCACTGATTGGGGAATTCTCTTTGCGGATTTCCCACGGACCATCCAAACGTGATTCTGGTTTGCTGCAGTAAGCTGCAGCCTGTCGAGGAGAACCTCTGCGACCTTCAGAATGGATGTGGGTGGCCTTTGTGAGACCTGCAAAGGCAGCTCGGGATTTTGCTCTTGTGAACTCGACATAACCTTGGATATGAGGAGTGTTCGTAGTAGGGGCGGATTCAAGTTGCCAAATAGCGTATTTGACCGATCGGGGAAGTGGTTTATTGAATAGATCAGCGGGGTTGAAGGTTGGATTTTGAATGGTGAAGCAGAACGCTCTGGCGCTCATGGTTGCGGAATGGCGAAACGGGGCGTCTATTTATAGCGACCACAGGTGGGGGGTATATTATTACCCCCACACCTGTGACATTTAGCACAAATCCCAGCCTCACACTTGTCGCCCATCCAACGGTTCACACACCTTCACACTAAATAACCATCCACGTCATCCCACGCGTGGTTGTCGGGTCGCTGTCAGGTCGCTGTCGGGAATTTATTCCCTGCTGTTTCTTTCTTTAATAAAGAAAAGGAATCTACTCCTTTTCCGAAAGTGATAAGGACGTGGGGGCCCCGCATGTCGGAGACTTGTGGGGGAAGCTTCGTAGGAAACGTGTTGTGCACGTTTCCGTGTTGCGTGCGTAGCACGCAACCTACTGCGTATATATACTGTATTCGTATATGTATGTCAGATGGAAACGGTTTGTGACAAAACCCTAGTGTATTCGTATATCTTCATTTTTCTGTCGTGGTGCTTCGTGGCGTTAATTTACGCTGTGGTCACGATAATTCGTCGATTCCAGCTTGCAAAGCATGCAACCGAGCTGGAACTCAGGAGGAGATACGATATCGAACTCGGACATCATCAGAGCCGTAGAAGCAGAACGAGACAGAGCACGACGCTTGGTGAGGGAAGATCTTCAATTCCTGCGAGAGCTGTTCGTGTTGGCTAAGGAGATCCTGCTAGGTGGAGAAACCATATGGCCCTTGTTAAATCAACCACAGGACCAAGCGTCCGTAAACGGGCCCGTGTCAGTAGTGGTGGTAAGCAGTGGAGAGGAGTCAACAGACGACGCAAGTTCGGGCTACGACAGTCAGGACAATCGGTAGGTATACCAAGACAGCCCTTGCAAGTGGGGACTTTCATATGGACGTCTAACAACCAACCACAAGTGATAAGTAACCAAGGGGGTAGATGTGACTTACTCTCATCCTTTGCCTTTGGATCCGCTGACTTCCAAAGGCATTCGTTGAGAACGATGGTGTACAAAGTGGGAATGAACATGTGTACCAGTTGGGGACAAGACACAACTAGTATGGCCTGTATTGGTACATGCTATGTGTATCATTGGATAGTATATGACAGAAGTCCCACGGGTACAGCCCCGACGCCGGCTACAATATTCGACACGCAGTTCAAGGGGATTCCATCGACATGGACCGTGACTAGGGATATGTCCCGTCGTTTCATTGTCAAGAAACGGTGGTCAATTAAATTGGACAATAATGGACGCAAATGGTGGGGACAATCGGATGCAACCACGGGTGTGATGCCAGCACATCAAGATATGCCATGGCGAAAGTTCGTGGTCGGGCTGAATTGCGTAACGGACTGGAAAGATGCTAGTACAGGAGGTGCCGATACGGACATTAAGCATGGGGCTTTGTATTTAGTTAGTGCTGCTCAGGGGCCAGTGTCCCCTGGGGTTTATGGAAGAATCCGTGTGTATTTTAAGTCTGTAATGGGCTATTAGCCTTGGTAATGAAATATTCATTGGTTATGTTCGTTCAGTATTAATTAATGCCCAAAAAACAAAAAAACATCCCATAAAATAAAGTGCAACATCAAAAAATGTCCCCAAAAAACAATATTATTATGAAGGCCCGGAGGCAGGTTCCGGCCGTTAGGCCGGAACCGTAGCCGAGGATACAATGATTGGAATTACAGGAGTTGATCTAGTAGTTGGTGTGCCCACCAATTGAAATCGGGACCTATCTCTAAATCCTGATCATCAGTGACCACCTGCATCTGGACTGGTGGTTCAGGTTCGTGCTCAGTGACCAGATGCTCGAAGTGCATGATTTGGTTTGCCCACATGTCGTGAAATGGACTAAACTGAGAGTTGTCTAATGTCCCATCTATC